CCTCGGCCGCTTGGATCTTGTCGCCAGCCATAGCAATCACGCTGGCAATACTGGCAGCCAGCCCGTCGATCACCACCGTGGTCACAGCTGGGAACTGGCTGAGCTGATTGTAGATCGCCATGCCGTCCCACACGTCGCCACCCGGAGAGTTGATCCGGACAGTCAGCCGCTTCACATCCCCCAGGCTATCCAGATTCTGCTTGAATGACAGGGCTGTTATCCCAGTGTCGGACCACCAATCATAGCCGATGTAATCGTAGAGCAAGATCTCCGCGTCCCCGGCTTCGTCGGCCGCTCGAAATGTGAAGCGCCCGCTCTGGCCAATCGGACCGTCGCAGATTCGGTCGGCAAGTTTCCTTGGCATCCCGAGCCCTAGCAGCATATTCGCGCGAATATCGCGTGGGTGGTAAGAAATCATTGGCGTACTCCCGTAATCCACTCGACCACTTGTTGCGGCCGGCTGAGCGGCCAAGGTTTGATTGTCGCGTCGATGGCAGATGGCAATTGTCCAGGCTGGCTATTCACGAGCAGATCGCGGACCGCGTCCATGGACGACTCGCAGTAGGCGACTGCCAATAGATATGGATCGGCATCACATTCAGACACAGTCCGGTAGGCTCGTAGGCAGACAGCCAATGCTGATGCGATCTTGGGCCGCAGCTGCTCGTACATGGCACTCATGCCAGCCACAGGGTGCTCACCACGAGCCAACCGCCTGAGCCCCGTACATTCTGTCCCTACCAGTTGTCGCATGCGATCTACGATCAACTCACGGAGGGCAGCCACTGCTTGTTGATTCCCGTCAGTACTGTCTGGCTTTGTCTCCGGTTTCTTCCCGTCGCTTGACGTGGCCGCATTCTCAAATACATCGCCACCTTGCACGCTATTGAGATTGAACTTCTTGCGGGCCTCGTTGCGAGTGATGATCTTCGCATTCTTGAGCTGTACCGCCACGCTGCTCTGCGTCGCGAAGTCTCCCTCGATCAGTGCGCCCGTATTGTGTTCGAAATACCACCAGGCCTTTTTCTCACGGGTCGAGAGTAGTTTAACGTCACACTCAGCCTCCCAGCGTTTGAACCAGCGCATCAGAGTCTGGCTGACATACGAACGCTCCTCAGCCTCCACGCTGTTGTAGCTGAGCCTGGCATCACTGCCGAGCTTGTGCGGCGGCAGGGAGAGCCACGAGGCTACCTCGTCGCGAGAAAACTTCCGGCTCTCGATCCATTGGCTATCCTCGTTCGAACCTGAGATTGGCACGGCATCCAACGCCCCTGTGAGCAACGCCGGCCGGTTTGGGTTTTGTCTGTGTCGCGCATCCCATTGCTCGAGTAGCAAATCGCGGTCTGGCTTGCTCATGTCGACGGGTGTCTTGAGGATGATGCCAGGCCTGGCATCGTTGGAAAAATGCCGGCTGCCATGCCGCTGAGCGGCCAGGCCCAGGCCCAGACTTTCTCGGGCGTAGCGGTAAACGCTATAGCCCGCTAAGGCGCTGCCCAACCCGCGAATATGCAGGATGTCCTCCGAACTGTAAAACCTCTCCTCGCCGCCCGGCTGCCGGTGCACAAACACCACGCGGTTGTCAGAGAGCTGCTCTGGCCACATGACGTCAGGTGAGATCGGGATCAAGGCCGCTGGCTGAGCGCCCTGCCAGATGATGGCCGCATAGCCATTGCCCCAGCTCAAGGCGTAGCTCGTGATCGTTTCGCGGAGCGTGAAGGATGTCATCGTCGGGTTGGCTTGACGATTTAAGAGTTCATAAGCCGGGTGCTCACGCTGCTTCTCCCGATCGTCATCCGCGTTGCGCGAGAAAATATCCGACGGCACGCGAGCCACGTCACCGCTGATGATCCCGATTCCCTGGAACCACGGAGCAATCGTCAAGGCCTTGTCGGCGGACACGTGGATGTCGCTCTCTGATCTGACCGCCCCCGTGAGTGCCTCCCACAACCAGTCTTCTGGATTCGCGTAGGTGCTCGCGAATACGCCTGCCAGGCCTGTGTCCGCGAGCACGAGATACTGAGTGTGCAAGTCGTCTCGTTTGACCATCATTGCTCCTAGTAGATCGCCGGTATCCCAAGTTGCTTGTGATAGACGATCCCGGCATACGCCTCCAGAGTCGCAACCAGCGCGTCAATCTTCTGCCAGCCGACGCCCTTCTCTGGCATCCACAGATCCATCGCGTTGCGACGGATCGTGATATTGCGGGCCTGCCAGGTCAGGCAGGGGTCGCGGCCGTGCAGCACATTCCCTGCCTTCAACTCCCGCAGGAAACTGCGGATCGGCTCGTTGTAGCTCCGCGCCGACTGAATGAATTCGTAGACCTGCAGGCCGTGCAACGACTGCAGCCGCTGCAGCAACTGACCGGCAAACGTCGGATCGCTGGCCCAGTTGACGATGCGAATTCCACGGTTGCGAGACAGGTCCACGATCCGCTGTTCAATCGCCGTGAAGTCAATAGCATCACCCTCGTGCTCGATCAGAACACCACGATCAATCCAGCTCTGGACTTCGGCCGTCTGCAGTTCCTTGCACCGTTCTTGGCACGTGTAAGATTCTGCCCACACGTGAATCTTGTCGTTGCCCTTGCTCACGATCGCCAGGGCCGCGAAGTCGTCACTCCGCCCGAGGTCGATCCCGCCGAACGCCTGGTCACCATGCTGCAGCTCATCCACCGCACCCGCATTCCATAGTTCGGGAAGAATTGCCCGCTCGTGGCTCGTTGTGCAGATGTTGCAGTGGTAACGCAGCCACGCGTTATGGCTCGCTGGTTTCCCCTTCGCTTCCACTGCTTGCTCGCGCAGATATTCGCGCGACACACTCACGTCAATGTTGGGGTTAGCCTTGACCCAGACACTCTCGTCGAACGGATCGTCATCCTTGTCGAGACATGCGACGAACGCAAACACTGTGTCGTTCACGATCTCCTTTGCCTCGACAGCTTCAACAATCCTGGTTGCGTAATCGAGTTCCTCTTTCCAGATGTTGCTTTTGTCGTCGCCGGCCGTCGTGATGATCACTTCAAGCGGCTGTGCCCGTGACGCGCCGCCGGTGCTCATCTCGTCGAACAAGTTACGGTGTCTGTCTCGCCAGGCGTGCAGCTCGTCCTTGATCACGCCGTGCGGATTGAATCCGCTCTGATCACTGTCACTACCCAGCGGCTTGAACGATCCGTCATTGCGGACGCAGGTGATCGCCTTGGTAAAAACCTCGGCGTAACGGCCGAGATCCAGCGACCGGCGGACCATGCGTTTGGCTTCCTCGTGCACAATCCGGGCTTGTTCTTCCTTAGTGGCCACCACGTACACTTCCGCGCCGCCCTCGAGTGGATTGTCGAAGAGCATCAACAGTAAAGCGATCGCCGCACACAATGTGCTCTTGCCGTTCTTGCGGCCAAGTGTGATGAACGCCTTGCGGAAACGCCTGGTGCCGTCCACCTTCCGCCGCCAACCGAACACGCACCAGACGATGAACTTCTGCCAGGCCTCCAACCGCAGCAACTGTCCAGCCCACCGGCCCTTCGACTGCGGGCAGAGTTGGAGAAAATCAACTGCCTCATTGGCGAATCTCGACTCAAACTTGTACGGATACTTTTTGCGGCGAGTCTTTTTCAGATCCGCCACGTGCCTCCGAACCGCGAGCTTCACCAGTCGGCTGGTCGCAATCTCATCCCCCAGCACATCATCAATGTACCCTTGCACCTCTCGGCTGTGGTCGTTCGCACAGATCATGCTCGATTACCCATCATCCGATCCAGTGTCGATTGCGATTCTTCGACTCCATGCTTCAGTTTCGCGCGGTCCGCAGGAGTCAACCCGAACCGCGAAGCCATGTCGACGAACGTGCGCCAAGCCGCGGCGGCGCTATAGAGCAACTCCCGCTGTCGCAAATCGTGCGGCTTGAGCTTCTGCAGACGATCGTAGATCACACGGAATTGCTGGTACCAGCGGCACATGCCAGCCAGGCACTCCGTGTCACACTCGCCCGCGCCAGCCGACTCGACAAAATCAATCACGCTGTTCCACAGTCGCAGTCCATGCTGCCCGAGGCCGGTCGGACGCACCAACTCACCGCCAGCCGTCGGTTGAACCTGCTGACGGCCGGGCTTGTAGGTGCCCTGCCGCATGTGCAGCGTCGCTGGTTTCGCTCGCCGACCCATAAATCAATCCACATAATGGCTAGATTTCGTTTTTCGTCCACAAATATGGAGGGG